GCAATCTTTAAAAAACAACTACCAATGTAATCGGTCACTCTTGGCTTTTCTCGTTTTTCTTTCTTTGCTTTATTTACTTCTTTTTTATAGGCTTTCATTGCCTCTAAAAAATCTTTGTTATTTACGTAATGTTCTTTTTTTGCTGCCATAATTATAATATACTATATTTGTATCAAAATGTCAATGTTTTGAGCTTGTTAATCCTTAATTAATTCTACTTCTACAGCTTCCGCTTTGCCGTAATCTTCATAGTTATTATTATAGTGTTTCCAAATTGTTTTTTCAAGTGTTCTTTGTGTACCTTTAAAGAAGTATGTATATTCGCAATATTTCATAGGGTTGTCACTATTATATGTTACAATTATTTTCCATTCACTTTTTTTCATATCAGGGTTGACTTTTGATAAAAAATGTATATAATGAAGCGTGTTGAGCGTTGATAGAGGATACTATAAGCTAGTGTAGAGTCTTTTTAGGAATATCATAATCGTCATCTTCTTCATCAAATATTTCATTTATTTCGGCATTCTGTTTATCACTAAATCTTGTTCTTTCATACTGGTCATCTTTCATAACCTTTTCTTCTTTTGTATAATCTTTTATAAGATGAAAATAACTAGTTATCATAGAGTTAGAGGCGTTTGTAATCGTCATTATTTTATCTTTTGGAATAGTTACAATTTCATCTAAAGTATATGCCGCCCACTTTATTAAAGCCACATAGTCTTTTATACCTTGTGGAGTAAGTTGAGGAACATATTTTATTTGTAAAGGTTTTGATAATCTTAACATTGGAGATTTCTCACCTAATTGTTCTTTAGGTAAAACACAAACTATATCATCACCATTAATAAGTTTGATTATTTTAAGTGGACTAGGTGTTTGTTTTTCTGTCATTTGTTAACTCCACATTATGGATTTCATAATTAAAATCTTCATCATTGTATATATTTATTCTTTCTTTAAAGTGGTGTAATGTATAGTTGGGTTTATCGTTATAAGATATATCATCAGCAATATCATATAGAGTAGCCGAAGATTTATCATCTTTTAACCTAAGGCCACGACCAATAGATTGTAAATTTCTAATACGAGATTTGCTAGGGGAAGCGAAAACAATGTTGTGAAGATTCCTAATATTAATCCCAGTGGAAAAGACACCATAGCTAGCAATAATGATAGCGTTATTGGACTTTTCAGTAATCGCTCTAATATCTTCCCTAACATCAGCATCTACACCTCCGTGTACATAAAACACTTTTTTATCTTGTGCTTTATCTTCGATTAATTCTTTAAGAATCTCACCGTGCTTTTCAACGTATTGAAATAAACATAAAGAATTGCCTTGTAATGAAAGACATAGATTCCTTATATATTTATTTCTTTTTTCGTTAGAAACCAAATAATCCATTTCTTCTTGGTACGATTTATCTTTTAAAAAATGACGAGCTGTCTGATCGTGTTGTAATACTAAACATAATATTTTTAATTCTGCTAATTGTTTCTTTTCTTGCAATTCACTTGTAGATACGACTTTATTTACTCTACCAAATAATCCTTCTAATACAAGTCTATGTGTTTTTGTACCATCTAGTGTACCTGTTAGTCCTATTTTGTATTTACAGTTATCCATCTTTTCCATTATCTTCTTTAATGACATCGCTTTAAATAAATGAGCTTCATCACCTACTATCATACCAAATTGATTAAACCACTTTTTAGGTAAGTTATATATAGATTGCCAAGTTGAAATAATAACTCTTTTCTTTGTTTCTTTTTCGTGGCCTGAATAGATTTTATGTACATTTCTTTCACTATTATATCCATAATCTTTAAAGTCTTTAAATAATTGTTCTACAAGCGATGTAGTAGGCACTATAATAAGGATTTTGTCTTGTTTAGTATCTTTCAATCTTAATAGATTAAATATTAAAATAAGATACACTATGAGTGATTTACCAGATGCTGTAGGTGACAATAATAAACATCTACTTTTTTGTACTGAATATTTAAAGGCTTCTCTTTGATAATCCCTCACTTCAAAAGGTAACTTTAAAGCTTTAATTAGATTATCTAACTTTTCATTATTAACATCTATATCTTTAATTTTTGTTCCATCAACGACTTGTACATTATTTTCTTTACACCAATGTAATATATGTTCATACAATCCTACGTATATCAATCCTTTAGCATAATCAAATAATCTTATTTTACCGTCCCAAAACTTGTTACGATATTGTGGCATAAACTTATAACCAGGAACCTCAAAAGTAAAATGGTCGCCTAACTCTCTACGAATATCAGCGTCTGCTTCTATTTTAAGATAAACTTCGTTTACTTTATCTATGATGAGATAACGGGTTACTGTCATTGAAATTAAATAGCGCCACTAGTAAACCTTCGCCAGTCAATTGCATTCTTTATTGTGAAACCACGATTTGAAATTTGTCTAATTGTTCTGTCTAAAAAATCTACTGTTGTTTGTATGTAATCTACTTTTTGTTTTAGTTTTTGTAAATCTATATCTGATTCTAAATATTTGTCAACATCTGTTTTAAGTAGTTTAAAAGAAAAAGGTTTTTGAGCGTAAACACTTGGATCCGCTTTACCTGTATAATATTCCCACTTTTCTCTTTTCATTATATTGTATTCTGTTTCACTTCTACTTAACATTAACTTATACTTTGTTAAGTGTTTTAAATATTGATTGTGTAATTGAGGTGTCTTTAATGATTCTAAATCAAGTTCAGTATCATTTATTTTAAGGTCTCTATCAGCCTGTACTTGCAATTCTTCTAATGTCATAATAACTCCATTCTATATAGTATATCACAAAAGCCTTAAAAAGTAAAGACTATGATGTGGTTACACTTGTTGTTGATGCGCCAGTTGTCGCAAAATCATATATCTCATATTCAAACGAAACAGTAGCAGTTAGATAATCTACGTCAGCCGCTTGTTGATTATATTGTAATCCTGTTAATCCTGTTGGAAACATATTTCTAAATCTAACTTCTAGTTCTGAATTATTTTTACTTGATAATATTGTTAAAGTAGCATCTGAATATGTACCACCTACATTCGGTGAACCATATTTAACTTTACCTATTTCATTACTTATAGATTGATTTTTTGCTGGGAATCTATCATTACCAGATGAAATCAAATCTCTAAATTCTGAGTGGTCTCTAGGAAAACCTAAACCAACTAACCAACCGTGTATTTCTTGGAAGTTTTCTAAATTCTCATCAACTAAAAATGTCATAGACAATGGTTCGTAAGTTAACTTCTCACCAGGAATTGGTATATCTTTTAGTGGTGATGGTTGTGACATTGTACCACCTAATGTAATACCAGGTACATTAACTGCTGTACAAAAGTATTCTACTTTAGGTAATTTAATAATACTAAACTTAAACTGCGTTGGTGACGCATAGTCTAATTTAGTTGGTTGCCTTGACAATGAGTTTGTAGTTGTCATATTATTATTTATAAGTTATTTAGGAAGCGTTCCTGACTCGCCTAGTTTTTCTAAAGCGTCCACTATTGTACCCATACTTACATTATCTTTTTTACAAGGTTTTTCTTCGGTAGTTACTTGATATTCTTCGCATACAGGTATTGTTTCATCTTGTACTTCTTCTACTTCGCATGCGTTTACTGATAAAAAAACACATAACATTATAAGAGTTATGATGAATATGTAAAGATATTGAATTAAAATTTTCTTCATAGTGTTATTTAGTAGATACAAAAAAGGCGAGCTTTAAGGGCCCGCCTTTTTCTAATTGGTTTGAACCAAGATATTACATTAAGTTAGTTACTGTAACTCTTCTGTAGTATCTGTTGCTGTTAGCAGAACCAGCGTTATCAACTGCAGTTACTGCACCTGAAGCCGCACCAGTTTCAGCAAACGGGTTAGCGATTAAGCCATATCTCGTTTTGAAACCGATTTTTGGTTGGAACGTGTCCTGACCAACTGCTCTTACCATTTGTAGAGGTACATATGGGCAGTAGAAAATCCCTGCATCATATGGTGATGTACCTTTGTATCCTACTACGAAGTACTGTTTAGCAGTATTGTTCGCACTGTATGGATCAATGTACACTTTAAATCTACCGTTTAATACACCTGCAAAAGTATTACCTGTGTCGTCAACGTTTAGGTTGTTGTTAAGAGCTGGTGTGTAGTCTAACACGCCTGCCATTTGAAGTGCAGATGCAACGTCTGAAGAACAGATAATCATATTACCTTTTCCTCTTCTCGTTCTTTGAGCGATAGCGTTTGCTTCTCTCTCAACTTGGAACATAAGACCTTTAAATCTTTCAACTGACCATCTACCATTTGAGTCTGTATCTAAATCAAATACACCCTCAGTAGTTGTGTTGATTGTTCCTGTGTTTGCACTAGCACCTTTTTCAGCGTTGATGTAAATAGTTCTAACAACTTCTCTGTTGATTTCCGCAAGGATCTCAGCAGATAGAATGTTT